CCAAATTACACGCCATTTTATTATTATTTTTTTACTAGTTTATTATGCCATATATACCCATAGCTCAGGTTGTGAGACCGCTACACCGATAGCCCACTTCATTATGCTACGCATTTCGTCGTTATCTTCTGAGTAGAACAATTTAAATTGCTCGTAATCAGATGAAAGGTCAGTTCCTAAGAACAACGTAGATGTAGACCCTAAGAACTTCTGTGCGTTCGTGCAACCTAAAGATGCAACCACTCTTACATTAGTTCCAGGAATAAAAATGTCTCCACCTGGTGCGATATGGTAGTAGTTTTCTTGAGTAATAGCCAACTGAAGAAGTCTATATTGTTGTGGAGAACAAACTAAGATGAGGTCGTCCATCATAGCTGCGGTATCAGGTAAAGCTGCAAACATATTCTGTGCGGTAGCAACTGCACCACTCAATACCCACGTTGCAGTATCGCCTGTATACTTAGTAGCTCCGTTAGCTGCAGTAATAATCTGAGTTAAACCTGAGTAAGAACCATCACCATTAACTAAGAAGTTCTCGTTGAAGTTATTTAACTTCTTAACGAAATACTCAGCCATCAATTGCTCCACAGGTATACTTTCGTTACCTGCGAACTGACCTGCTGCTAATGACTGACTTAAGAAAGTAGTTCTCAACGTCTCAGGACAATATGACTGATTTACCTTAGCTGCCTTAAGGTTAAGGTCAACCTGTGTTATGGTAGTATCACCTGAAGTCGTGTAACCACACGAACCTCCGTCTTGAACGAAAAAGTCCCCGTTCATAATCGGTATCTTATTAGAACCAGCTTTTAAACCTACTCTTACATTAAAGTAGTCTGCTAAAGGTGTCTCCAATACCGCCTTACTGATGAGTTCAAACGAGTTCTCATCTACGTAAGTATTAATAGTTGAAATATCAAACGCCATTTTTTTTGTTTTTTATTAAATTGATTTATTTTTTCTTAACTCAACGAGTTTAGCCATACGACCACTCATTAAATCACTTTCACGCTTGGTATAATCATTTAAATTATTGTATACCTTAGCGCTTCCAGGTTCGTCTTTGAACTCCATAAACTCACCTTTTAAAGTTTTAATATCATTAGATAGTTCATTAATTTTATCTAATGATGGTTTTAACACGTTAACTAACTCACCGATAAAGTCGTCACTAAAGTTCTGTTCTGTTTCTTCTTCTTCTACGACTACTTCATCAATACTAGTAATAACACCATCTGCGTCAACTGAGACAATAAGTCCGTCCGTAGTTTCGTGCGAACCCTCAGGTGCGGGTATATCACCCTCAGCGGTCTCAACCATAAGTTGCTTACCCACTTCAAAATCACCTTCAGTTTTTACAATAGTGCCATCTACTAATGTGGCGCTAGCTAATTTAATATCAGTAGTTTCTGCAGTTTCCACAGAAGCGTCCGTAGTAGTGTTGTCTTCACTAACTTCCACTTCGTTTAATCCTAACATAACTCTAATTTTTCCTAAAGCTTCTTGTGCCGTCATATTAATTGATTTTATTTGTTTATTTATTAAAAAATATAATATTTGTATATTTAACCCTTTTCTTCATTTTGCTTCCTATATTCACCTAATATTCTGTATAAGGTATATAATATAGACGCGGATAGTAGTATAATTTTTAGTATAGCTTCTACATCAGTAAAACTAATGGTTAAAGCCCCCGTATTGAGTAATATAACTTTGTCGTTTATAATACTTTTAATCATCTTTAACATTTTTTAAGATATTTTTTATTTCGTTTAGCGTTGCCTCAGGGTTTACTACCTTCATCTTACTAATAAAACCTCCCGCTAAACTAAAACCCTTGAGTTCACCTGATTTAATTTTACCCCACGTCTCATCATCATTAATCTTATAACTTACAAACCACGTTCCAGGTGGTAACATATACCCGTATTTGTTAGACTTATCATATTGCATACTTTCACTAATCCAACTTTCCACCAACGTATTTTCCGTTACAACATTTTCGTCGTGGTTAATATCTGTATTGTTGTGGTTATTCATTTTAAAGAACTTCTCAGCCATCTTTCTAATGGTCTTTCTACTGAAGTATATATAATATGGTTCTCCGTTCTCGTCACGTCTTAAAATAAACTTATTAGGTATCATTAATGGCCCTAGAACAACACGTTTTTCTTCATCAATACTGAAGTTAATACGTGCATTATTAGGTATACTACCTAATGGCCCTGGTTTATTTGCGTTCTGTGACTTTAACGCATTACTTTCTTCATTATTCACAGCCTCATTAGTTGCGATAACTACCTTATTACCTGTATTACCTTTAAACACGTATAGTTTTTGCCAGTAGTGAACGCAATTTACACCTCCACCAAACTCTAGTATTGAGTAAGAACTTTTACCTTTTTCTGCAAACTGACTATTTAATCCACTCATCTTTCTAACCTCATCGGTAGTAAAGATTTTACCCCTATTTGTAAGGTTCATCATCGCCCTACAGAAGTCACGTTGTGCGCTAGGGCCTGAGTATCGCCAATAGGTCTCAGCGGGTTCATCTTTCTTAACTACTAATCTTTTTAAGATATCTAATCCACTAATACTTTTTAACACGTCACCTACACCAAACTCAGTTTTTGTAAAATCCAAAAATACATCATCAATACCTATATACGTTCCGTTGTTATCATCTTCACAGAACTTGAGTATTTCAGTCTTAGCTTCGTCACTCATTACGTGTCTTTCACATAGTTTTTCTTTGTCTATCTGGTCTAACTTCCTTTGAGCCCATGCAATACCTTCGTCACCTCCCCATGCGTCCCACATAAGTCCTCCACACCCCTCGTCATAAGGAACGTCCTTATGTTGCTGATGTCTCTTAAATGAAGCCATACGTGCAATAGTTTCTCTACTGATTTTTTGACCCATACATAATTGAGAAGCTCTACGTTTACCTGTAGCCTCACCACACGAACCCCACCCATTCTCATCAGTCCATATAATAGCTCTACAGGCGTTTTCTCTAGCTGCGTTAGGGTAGTCGTCATAACTTTCTAGTTCGTAGTTTGTAGACCCCTCAAAATACGAATAACACACAGCTAACCTCTGTTTCTCATCGGGGTATTCACTAACCATTTTACTATCGCCCATGCATCTACCTATAAAGTCATCTTCACTTTCATCAGAACGTGGGTCTATGAACTCTTCGTCTGCGAAATATTGAAAGTCTACCTGTATCGCGGGTCGGTCTACAATACTAACTATTTCCACGCCTGTATCTTCCAACTCTTCTTCTAAGAAGTCGTCGTCAATATCTAATTCTACTATTCTATCTATTTTTTCACTCATAATCTACTTAAGTTTTCTATTTGTGCGTTAGCCTCTAAACCACTTTGAACTTCTGTGCTAACAACATATGCTTTTATCGGTTGTGGGGTAGTCCCACCTAAGTTTACTTCTTCTCCTGCGTTCTGTAAACCCCCTAATTGTTGATTTCTCGTATCTATTGCCGCTTGAGGGTTAAAGGTAGGTTGTTCTACACTACCACCACCTGCACTACCTCCGTTAAACTCAGTTGCTCTAATTTTAGCGACTTGAGCCAAACCTGTAGCTAAGGCTATACCCGCTTCTACAAATTGAGCCCCAGTAGCCAATTTAATAGGGTTACCACCTGCAGTTAACGCTGCGTTTACAGCTAGTCCTGTAGATATTAAAGCTTGAGCGATACTAAACTTTTTATTGTTCTCAAATTGTCTCTTCGCTTCTTTTTCGTCATTAGCGGTTCGTGCACTATTGAGTTCCTGAAATGCACCTAATACGTCACTAAATAACTGAACTCCCTGTAATACACTTTCCTTTCTTAATTTAGCTCTATCATCTTCACCCTTCTTAGTCTGTGCGGTTACTTTGTCCTGATACGCTTTATCTAATGCTGCTAACTGGTCTGCAGTTGCTCCCGCCTGTTGTAGTTTTAATAAATCCGCTTGGTATTGTTGTTCTAACTCAGCTAAGATACGTTCTTCTTCACTTGCGTATTGTTGTTCCGCATAACCATTAATAATTTCATTAATACTCTTTTGTGTATCTTCTTCTAACTTCTTTTCTTCGTCATCAAACTTTTTGTTAACATCTAATTTGTCCTGATTAAACTTTTCTTCTAAAGCTAGTAATAAATCTTTGTTATCACCTGCAGCTTTTACGTCAGCCTCATATTTTAACCTTAGGTCATCTAACTCTAACTCACGCTCGTTTAACCTAGACCTTCTTAGTTCTT